TTCTGTAACTATATATTAACATATACTTTCACAGATTGCAACATCTTTTTTAATATTTTTTAACTTTTTACAAAAAAATAATGCAGGGGCTTATTCCTGCATTACCTCGTTCATTATATCCTTGTATTCCGCCATGTGGTTTTCTATCGCAAGACGCAAATACGGCTGTGCGTCCATCCTGCTTGTTCCCATTTCCACATACGGGGCATATTCCACATTCGTACCCAAGTACATTGTATCATCATCGGTATCGTGGCTTATACTGGCTCGCAATCTGCCCGTATCAACAGGGCAATAATCGGATGCATACGCCTCGGCTGTCAATCCCCATTCCTCTAATACCTTTTGCCGTTTGGATTGTAGCATCCCTAAAACATCATCAACATGGCTATTTGTTACTTCTATTTTTGCCATTTTTCCACTCCTCATACGACATATCGCCCAGTTTGTTTGCCCTACCGCTCCTGTCGTACTGTCTGCCTTTTATCCTCGACACAATGCGGCAACGGCAATTATATACTTGCTCTGCATCGCCGTTTGGGTCAGCAGGGTACATCATTTCGCAGGTCGTGCCGTTGCTGTTTACCAGTATAAACGGCTCGCCGTTGGCTACCCGTACTCCGTCCATTTCCCTATGGCTTTCACGGGTGCGCTCGTCAAGTGTTGCCATCCATTCCTTTTCCAAGTCGATACCCATTTCCTCGGCTTCTTCGTACCTATCCATTTTAGCCTTGTTCTCAACCGATGTCGTATAGGTACGGGCGTTACGGATTGCGCTGTTTTTTTCCATACCTACGACATTCTGCATCCGCTTGGCTATGTGGGGGATACTCTCGCCTTGTAATATGCCTTGTAGCATCTCGGATGTAATGTGTTGCTTGTTCCACCGCTCTACTATAGGGGTCTTTGGCTCGTAATGGGGCATGAAGTCGGGGTTATCCTTAAGCAGATTCTCAACAGCATTTCTGTCATACAGATTAAACGATAAGCCTGTGCCCGTGCCTTGTTCAAGTTCATAATAAGCATAGTTGGCATTCTGGGTATATACATCTATTAGGGCATTATTTACTATCCCTGCCGATATTGCATCGGTCTTTAGTATATCCCCTGCGATGGAATCCTTTACCGCCTGCCAGTTCTTGCCCATCATAAAATGATTAGTGCGCCATTCGGTTAATTCTGCCTTGGTGATTTCGCCATTTTTGTATTTGGCAAGCATCACGGCATCCTGCTTTGCAAACCTATCAAGGTATGCTTGCATTTTTGCCGTGATTTCCTTTTCCGCTGTCTTATATGCTTCGGCTATTTTTTCCTCAAGTTCCTTAAGCCTCTTGTCCGTCCAATCCATCGCCCAATTCTTCATCGGCTATGTTCCCCATCCTTTGCATATCCGCAAGGTCTTTCGCCTTTAGCACATCCTCGACCATATCCGCATCGCCCATTATCGTCATTATCTTTTCGGTAACATAATCGGATTCCAGATATTCCCCTGCTTGTATAAGGGTCTGTATTTCCTCGGTACGGTTCACTATCTTTGACCGTGTAAATGTCGGATTATCGTCTATCCCTGCAAGGGCTAAAATGCCCTTTATGAACCGTATAACGCAATACTCGTATTTATCTGCCTTGCTGTTTAACGGTTCGTATGATGCTTCTATCTGCGTAGCTGTTACCGCTCCGCTTGCAATGTTCTTTGTATCAAGTGCCATGAAGTCCTCGTACATATCCGCACGGAGTCTGTCAAGCAATGCCTCACGGCTTGCATAAGGTGCATCCATTGTGTGCGCCTCGGCTGTTGCCCCACTTTGTTCTATCACCGATGCCTTAACTGTACGCATATGCTCCACAAACTTTGCGAGGTCGATATCATCCATACCGCCTGCATTCTGAATAGTCCAATAAATCATACTGGCTTCATCAACAGTGTTAGCGAATCCCGATTTGATTAAATCATAACAATCGATATTTTCACGCATTCCGACAAATTCGCTCTGCTTATACTTGTTTCCCCAAAACGGTACAATCGGGAATGTGGGGTAGTTTTCAAAATCATAAATCACCGTGCCATCCGCTTCGGTGCTTTTAGTCTTTAGGATGTACGCCCGTTTTTCGTTCACTATTTCGCCATCGGGGTTATCCTTACTCCACATATAATCCGTATACCCATCCATTTCGTACAGAGTGGCTCTTAAGGGCTTTGTAGAATCTATCTGCCAGAATCGTATGCCCGCCTTTAATGCCCCGTCCTGCTCGTCAAATAAAGGCACAAATTCAAGATAGCTGAATACTTCCAGATGGTCTAAATTCCAAAACCCGAAAGATACTCTATGCACTAAAGCCTTTTCTCCTGCATCTTCAAGCGCATTATCAAAATCCTCTCCAAGTGCCTCGGATGTTTTTTCATCATTCCACGTTACGCCATTACCAAGCAGATACTGGTTAAGCTGTGTCACGAAACGGTTAAAGAAGTTTGACCTTAACTTGTAATTCGCTGAATAGTTATCGGGTACGACTTCGCCTGTTACCTTGTATAGCAATTTTTGAAACTGTATAATGGTACGGTTTAGCCTGCGGTTGTATTCATCCGCAATTAAAGCCGTCTGGTATTCATCGCTACTTTTGTGCTGATTGATTGTCGATTTTACAAATTCCTTGGTGGTGTTCTGTGCTATTGCATCAAGCAAATCGTTATAGGTTACCATTGTTCCCTCCTTTTAACGTGCCGTATGGGTCGTCACGCAATACCTTGCGCCATAATAGCCGTGCAAGGCAAGCACAGCTATCTGGTGCATCATCGTGTTCTGCATCCTCTGTATAATCGCATATCTGCTCGATATATTCCGCATCCGTGCCCTCTACAAATATAACATATTTCCAAACGGCTTTCAGATACGTGGCAATCTTAATATGCTTGTTCATATCCTCGCTGTAAGTGACGGTGCGCACACCCTTGTTTTTTAAATCACGTGCCACCATACCCTTATCAGCGTTCGTTTCCATATACAGTTTACCGCATAAATGCGCTTTCCACAAGTTTATTATATCATCGTAACAATCCTCTACGTGCTTACGCCACATCCTACCAAGCACATACAGCTTACCATCCACATAATTCATAATGGTAAATGCGGTATAATCTGCGCCATAAAATGCGCTGTCTACGTGACACAAGCCATTGTATACCATCCTTGCATCTGCGCCCGTAGGTCTGTCGTCAAATAATACATCCTCGGATGCAATGTGCCGTAATTCGTAATTGGCACAGAATAACGCAGGCGACATACTTTCCTTTTTTTCTGCGATATCTTCGGCTGTCATTATTCCCGTATCATAGCAAGTGTATTTCTCGGGAGCAGGCATTAAAGTTGATGCATCGTCACGATGCCACGGGGTAAGTGTGTTGTATATCCTGCCCCCTCGGTTTTTAATGTTCTGCAATTCTTGGTATACAAGCTTTGTCCTATCCCTCTCGGCTTTGCTTATGCGGTCTTGCACATTGATGATATCATCCGTAAAAATGCGATCAAAATGCTTACCAGTAAGCGAACCGCCCGAACCGATACCCACAAGCTGTGACGTGCCTTTTATATCTGTGGATAGGTTGGTCTGTATCTCCGTTGCGGTTTCCGTTGTTAAAGACAGATTTACCCCATATATGCACTGTGTTAAGTACAATGTATGGGGGTCTTTTAAAATCTTTTGTACCTGTTTTACGACTTCTTTTATATCCGTGTCGGTCTTTCGCATAAACATAGTACGCAAGCGTGGCAGTAAAATAATGATTTCGGTAAGGGCAATGGATACACAGGTAGTTTTATAGCTGTTTCTGTGTGCCATAAGGCTTTTATCATCCTTGCCCCTTACCATATCAATAATCCACGCCTCGTTTATGTCTACGAGCTTGTCAAACCCGAGCATTTTGGCATACTTTTTCGGATTATTAAGTAAAAAGTCTGTTGCCTCTTTTCGTGTAAGCATTTAATCACCTAATACCGCCTTTTCGACTTCATCAATTACGGATTGCTCCACATCTGCCACCATAACCTTTTCTATGGGCTTTTGCCCTGCAGTATCCCTTATTACCTCAAATGCCCTTGTATCGCCCTTTAAAGCCTTTTGAAATTGTGCTATGGCTATTGCTTCCGCACCACTCTTTATCTCGCCGTTTTTGCCCTTTATATCGGTTTCCAATAGTATCTCTATGGCATTACGCAAGTCTCTTTTCTTGCGCCTTGCCTCTGCTGATGCCTTTCCACCCTTCGACTGTTCTTCGGCTGTTAGTTTATGTGCTTCATCGCCTTTTACAAGGTTATCTTCTTTCCTTGCCATTAAATCACATCCTTATAAGGTATCCTCTGTCCGTCTCGGATAAGGAATACATCTTCATCTGTTCCTTTAAAGTTTATATATCGCTGTACTATTACATCTATATAGTGAGGGTCTAATTCACACATATAGCACTTGCGGTTTAACTGTTCACAGGCTATTAGTGTGCTACCACTACCGCCGAATAGGTCAACAACACTTCCACTCGGAGGGCAACTGTTTTTTATTGCTCTCATGGGCAATTCTATTGGCTTTTGCGTTGGATGAACATAACTTGTTGAAGCATCACGTTTTACATGCCATACATCACTTGCCTCATTCTCAGTTCGCCCACCGTACCAAATTGCACCGCTTCCTTCTTTATATCCATGAAAAATAATCTCAAATTGGTTATGGTATCCATTTTGTTTCATAACAAATCCATTTTTTACCCATATCAAATGCTTTGGAAGCATATGCAAATATCTATCAAACAACTTTTGATATAATTGAATATTTGACTCACCTCCGCAAAAATAAAAATGAGCCTTTTCTTTTGTGCAGTTTTTTACGGCAATTTCAAATGAAAACGGAATAGCTGTTTGCGTCAAATCTCCCATTATCAAATTACCTTTGCCTTTACCGCCTTTAACATTTACACCATATGGCGGGTCAGTAAACACCATATCAGCCTTTACCCCATCCATAAGCCTATCAATAACCGCAGGGTCTGTAGAATCGCCACATATAAGGCGGTGATTTCCCAAAATATACAAATCGCCTAACTTTGCCTTTGGTTCTGTCGGTGGTTCGGGTGCTTCATCTTCCTCGATTTCTGTGTTTTCTTCCTGTTCTTCGGGCAAGCCCCAATCAATCTCGAAATCGCTAAAGTCAAGCTGTGGTATATCCTCTGCAAGTAAATCAAAATCCCATTCAGACTCGTTTAATCGGTTGTCAAGTAAACGTAATTTCTGTACCTGTTCATCCGTCAAATTTTCCATCCTTACGACAGGAACTTCTTTTAACTTTAGCCGTTTAGATGCCAATAATCTACAATGCCCGATGATAACAACATTGTTTTTATCTACTACAATCGGCTGTGCGAATCCGAATTGCTTAATTGATTCGGCTACATTCTTTATCTGGGTTGCATCGTGCTTTTTAGCATTGCGCTCGTATGGTATCAGCTCGGATACCTTTACATTCTCAATCTTCATTCTTCCACCTTATCCCATTCTGTGCCAAATCTGTCAATTATCAGCTTAAAATCCTCAAGGTCGTGCGGTACGCAGGAATAATGTTCCTCGCCATCATCATCAACCTCGATGCCTACGTGTAACAGTTCGTGGAATAACAGAATCCTTATCTGCTCCTCGGTCATTTTCTCAATATTCGGCTCGAATACCGTTATCGTAAAGTCGCAGGGGATACCCCACTTGTACTTGTCTGCTATTTTTTCGCACTGAGCGTAAATCTTTTTATGATTTCCCGTCTTTTTATGCTCCGAGGATAGATAGATGATTGATGCATTGCTGTTACGGATGTATGCCAGTGCCTCTTCGGTCTGGATAAGGTCGTTACCTATTGCGGTATATTCCTCGTTGATTCGTCTTGTATCCATAAAGCCCTCCTATAATTGATAGTAATTAAATTATATCACCTTTCGTACTGATTTACAACTATGCGCTTTTCGCAGATAAATTCCCGTTCGGTTTTCCCATACCCTACAACGTGATACCTTGCCCCACAATGTATGCAACGATAATCCTGCATTATCTGGTAATACTTTAAACCGCCACCGCATTCGGGGCAAATAGGCACATTTGTTTGTATCGTGTATAACTTGCTCATACTATAAACTCCATTCCGCATTTTTTGCATTTACCGCCCATTACCTGCCATTTTAACGTGATAGGGTTACGCATATAATGGGTTTCTACGCATTGTTTACCACCGCACCCTTTCATTTCTACGGGGAAACAATCGGTCATTCTTACTTTTGTTTCCCTGCGTATCTTAAACCATTCCAACATTTTCGGGTCGTCTACTTCTACTTTTTTACCGCAGGAATAACAGTAATAATTATCATCGTCACCTACCTTGCCTATCGGTTCGGCACATTCGGGGCACGATGGTCTTTCATAGCATTTATCC